ACAAACTCCCGAAATCGACCTGGACGCTTTTGCTAAGAAGGTGGCAGAAGAGACTGCTGCTAAGATTGCAATTCGACAGGCCGAAGAAAAAGCCGCAGCAGAAGCTGCACAAAAAGAAGCTGAGCAAGTAGAAGCAGCCAAAGCTCTAGAAGCTGAGACTGTTAAGTCAGCTATTCAAACTGGTATTGAGTCAGGTACTGAGAAGTTGCTTGCTGATGTACAAGAAGATCTTAACAAGAAGAATTCTGATATGGAAGAGACTCTTGCTAAGTACAAGAAAGACCTTGAAGAGAAGTCAGAAGAAATCGCAAAAATGCGTGAGTCTAAGCGTGTATTTGCTGATCGCGCAGAGAAGTCTGACATTACTAAGTGGGGCCAGGATTTCCTAACTGCTCATATGCTTGGTGTAATGACTCGCAAGGGCTGGGACACTGATTTTGCACGTAACGTGCAGGAAAAGGCTGGCGTAAACTACGCTGCTAACGCTGCTGACATCGACCAAGAAGTTTCTTCTTTGATCGAAAAGGAAATCATGAATGAGTTGAAAGTAGCTCGTTTGTTCCGTGAAATTCCTGTCAACGGTGGTGCAACTGTATTGCCAATCCAGACCGACGCTGGAAAAGCTGCTTGGGCCGCTGACGCGACTTCAGGTAACTTGGAAAACCGTCCACAGGTAACTGCAAACCAGTACAACGCTAAGCAAGTTGTATTGAATGCTTACCGTCTGGTTTCAAGCACTTTCATGAACAATGACGTAGATGAGCAGGTACTTATTAACTTGATGCCAATGCTTGTTGAGTCAGTAGCTCGCGCACACGGTCGTGCAGTAGAAGACGTTATCATTAATGGTAATGGTACTATCTCTGGCCTCGATAACTATGCAGCTGCATATGATCCTGGTACATTCTCTTTGGGTGCAGGCACTCGCTTGAGCTCAGGAATGCTCCTGGGTGCTCGTGAAGCAATGGGTAAGTATGGTCTTGCTCCTGCTGAAATGGCATATATCGTATCACAAGATTCATACTTTGACTTGTTGAACGATGCTAACTTCCAAACTTTGGATGAAGTAGGTTCTGACCTTGCAGCACGTGTTGTTGGTACTGTCGGTGCGGTATACGGTTCACCCGTAGTCGTTTCTGAAGAGTTCCCAACGGCTGCTGCTGGTACTCCTGCTGCCTTTGCTTGCTACACTCGTAACTATGTAACTCCTCGTCTCCGCGGTGTAACCGTTGAGCAGGATTATGAAGTAATGAACCAGCGTCGCGTAATCGTGGCGTCACAGTCTCTCGGCTTTGAAGAAATCATGGCTGGTGACGGTGCAGGTAACGAGCCCGTAATCAAGATCGACAACGAAGCTTAATAGCTTAGCATAAAGACTGGGGAGGTCCGCCTCCCCAAGTTTTTATTAATTGACTTATTATGACAGATTTAGTAACTCTTGCAGAATACAAAGAAGCCGAGGGAATTAGCAGTCCTAAGGAAGACCTTCGTCTTGCAACTATAGTTCCTGCAGTGAGTCAATTAGTAAAAACTTATTGTGGTAATTCTTTAATAGATTACTACTCGACAAATAAAATAGAAACATTTAGTATAGACTGGGATACTCATGTAGTACAATTAACAGAAAGTCCTACTAATACTATAGTTTCAGTACAGAAAAGAGATTCCGTTTCAGAAAGTTACAGCACCGTGCCAACAACAGACTATTATCTAGATACCGCGACGGATAGTGTACTGTATGTAACGGGATCTACCTATAAAAACTGGCCTCGTGGAGCGGGGGCAGTAAAAGTTACTTATACTGCAGGATACTCTGCGTGCCCTTCAGACTTGAAACTTGCAGTGTTTGATTTAATTACTTACTACTTAAAAGACGAGCATAAAGAGCGTAGAACTTTGGCAGGAGCAAGTATCCAAAATCAAGGATCTACTAGTTTGCGTGATAGTGTAGCATTTCCTGATCACATCAAGAGAGTCCTGGACTTATATAAAAACTTTTAATGGCTAGTAAAAGCGTAAGAGACAATTTAGCAAAAGACCTATTAAAAGGTTTAAGTGCTAAAGAAAATAGAGAAACACGAAAAGCTCTACAAAGCACTCGTCC